ATGCCCCTTTTACTACTTTCAAATAAATGATCCTGTCAACATCGTTCCTTTCAACAACGACAGTATCAATTCTCGGATAAACCGAGTGCGCTGATTGCAATGTCAGGCTGTTTACAGTTTCAAACAGTCCAACTTTTCCATAAAGATTGCAGTAACCTGTTCTGACATTTACAGTCATTCCGCTCGATGCTATAACCTGCAAATCTCCCTGAAATACGCCAGAGGTAAAAAACTTTCTCAGCCATCTTTCAAGTGAATCAGCATTGTATTTGCGATCGCCATTGTCACTATTCCAAAACAATCCAAAGCTGTCAGCTGTTGCCATCTTATTCATCCTCCATATTTATTTTTGTTGGAAGTGGGGAGCCAAAAGTGGGCACGATTGTCGCACTTCCATGCTCGTATACTTCCTGTATTTCCGTGATTCTCAGATTGGTATTTAGGCCCCAATCCGCTTTTTTGATTGTGACGATATCGCCCAAATCATAATCACGTTTATACTCAAAGTTTCCGCTTGGTATAGTCGTGCATTCATATGAATTAGAGAATATCTGCTCATTGAGCTTTTCGTTTCCTCTCGTAGTCAATGCCGCTCTATACTGTGCTGGTGTCAGGTCGTCAGAGGAGATATCTTTTGCATCAATAAATATCTCTCTCCTTGCTAGCCCTGTGAGCGAATCATCGCCCACTGTTACATACTGTCGCTGACTACCTTCACCCTCACCGCCTACATATCCGACAGTTTTTAATAACTGATCATTTTGTCTGTTTTCCACAGAGTTAAGATTGTCAAACATATCGGAGAATTCAACAAAGGCTCGCTCTGTCTGACCTCTTGATTTATTAAGACCTTTATAGGTTTCAAAATATATGACCTTTTCTGTAAAATCAGGTCTGAATCTAAAACCTATATTTGAGCCTTTACTGAGCTTTTCCTCCATGGTCAGGAGATTCTTATATGTGGCCTGAAATTCGATAGTCTCAGTAAATCCGTTTAGAGTGCCAAGCTGGACCAATGGGATGGCCACAGCATCACTTAACATTTTTCGCATGGCAACCTCTACTTTGCCGCTAAAATTTAGTGTTGGCCGTACCAGCCTCCTGTCCATGTAAGAGGTCAGGAATCTGCCCTGAGCAATTATTACTCTCTCAGTGCTTGTGTTCCTAAGTGTCAGGTCCTCAATGACCCCTGCCTCATTTGCCCCTCTGTATGTTACGAGATTTCCAATCTTATATAGTGCTAAATTGTCCTCTGTGAGTGGCAAGTAAATCCTAAACTCGCCACTCTCAAAGTATCTCCTTGTCCATACAAAGCTGGTCTGATTCTCAGATATGCCTTTGAAATCTAAATTTGGGTCATATACTCGTATTTCCATTTAAGCTCCCTCATATTCGTAAGCATATTTGATATTTACGACCATATGCTCCACTCCAACGTCTGCGCTATATGCGATGTTATTATCGCCAAACATAAGCTGGATAAACTCACTGTCCTCGGTCATGTACTCATTGACCTCAGTAACCACTCCGTCGCTTTTCAGCTTTATATGCTTGTTATTTACAGCGGTTGTTATTGTGAGCACATCACCTCTTGCCATATGGAAAAGCTTGGATGCAGAGCCAATATTTATGCTCTTTTCAGTCTCAACATGAGTTATGGATGGATTTGTAACTGATCCTGTTGCATTGATTGTAATTGTCAGGCCAATATTGTTTGCGGCCACGTCATTTACAATATTTACAAGTCTTACATTTGACCTGTATGCAAACTCCTCACCCTCCTCGACAAACTCATGTATAAACTCAAAACCATCAATCCAATTCGCCATCGCTACGTTATGATCTTGGTTGTCTTTAAACATTGGATTGGGGCAAATTAGTGAGATTGAAAAGAGGCGGCTCTTTTTATTAGCTCTTTTTACGCCCTCAGAATAATAGTCAATCTTTCTTGATTTACCATTTTCTGTGTATACAAGCGTACCAATCTCGCCCTTTCTAAAGAGGCTATACAGCAAATCCCTGTTATCCTGATCATAAACAAAATCAGGGCTGTGTGGATTTTCCATCACATATAGAACTATATTTCTTTTTTCCGCAACTGTACCCTGATAAGTACCGCCATCTGTCATGGTATTGTCAGATATATACAGATTGTTTTTTGACTGATACAATCCATCTGCGGTTGCAAGAAAGAAAGGTGAAAAGCTATCCTCTCCGAATGTGATGGAGATATTTGTTGTTTTATTTGTACACGTTATCGACCTCATATCCACCTCACACGCTCATTGCTAACACCATATCTCTAGTTGCATTTCTGGTCTGTCTTGCGATTTCATACGGACTCAACGCCTCTGGGCTGGTAATGTTAAGGACCTGTGTATAACCAGCATTTCCTTGTGATCCACCTGTTAAGGCATCTCCAAAAGCTCCATTTACATCAGGCACTCTAATGACATCATCCATTGCGTTATCAATCAGATGCGCATAATCAGTCAAGCCCTTGGCAAATCCCTCATCGACCATCTGTCCAATCCATGCAAATTTCTTGGACGGAGACCTAATTCCCAATTTCGTCTTAGCCGCATTAAACAACGATTGAGCTAAATTTCCGACTTTCTCTGTTAACCAATCCCAACCACTGGAAATACCAGTCCATATACCATTGACTATATTTGAGCCTATTGTTTGGAATGTGCTTGGCAAATCGCTCATTCCATTACCCGTTATGTTGGAAACAAAATCACTTGCGGCACTTTTGGCTTTACCAACAAAATCTGTTACAAAGGTACCTGCATTAGTAATTACGCCATCCAATGTAGTCTTAACATCACCCGGCAATGAACCAATTCCGTCGTTAATACCCTTGAGGAAATCACTTGCGGCACCTTTGGCTTTATCGACAAAATTTGTCGCAAAGGTGCCTACATTAGTGATTACGCCATCCAATGTAGTCTTGACATTATCAGGTAAATTCTTAATTCCATCGACAATTTTATCCAAGAAATCCTTGGCGGCGTTTGTAGCTTTAGTGATAAAGTCTGTAGCAAAGTTTGTGACGTTGGTAATTACATTATCCAAAGTAGTTTTTACATTGTTCGGTAATTCCTTGATTCCATTAACCACGCTATCCAAGAAATTTTTTGCGGTTTCTTTGGCTTTGTTTATGAAATTCGTTGCAAAGGTTACAAGTTTGGTTATTACGTTATTGAACACTTCTTGCACTTTGCCCGGTAATTCAAGTACAAATTTCATAAACGAGCCGATTGCATATCCTGCGTAGTAAGCCATCTTTGCTGGTAACTGAGACAGCCAATTAACGACTGTATTGAACATATCTCTCATGCCATTACCAACATCAGTTAGTAACTGATTTAAGGTTTGTACAACAAAGGATATAAACTGAGCGCCATATGATGCCAGCGACTGTCCAATCGATGTCAGTATTGATACGATTGCCTGTAAAATCATTGGAGTGGCGGTTATTATTGCATTAAATGCCGCCTTAAATATTGCAGGAATTGTCTTGATGATCGCCATTGCTATTGTTGGCAGGTTAGCCGCAAGCATTGCAACCATCTGCACAAGTCCATTGATGAGAACAGGGACATTTGTTATTATCGCATTTGCTACTGTCTGTATGATCATAGGCAATGCATTATAAAGCGCCTGCATGATCTGCGGTAATGCCTGTACAATGGCCAATGTTAATTGTATTGCTCCCTGTATCAACAAAGGCAATGCAGTCACAAGTCCATTAACGATTGCAGTGATAATCTGAGGTATAGCCTCAATCAATGCTGTGATGATTGTAGGCAGTGCCTGTACAATTCCTGTGACAAGCTGTATTGCCCCATCTATCAATATTGGTATTGCCGCTATTATTGCATCGACAACTGACTGAATGAGTGTCGGTATCATCTCAATCAGAACAGGCAAGGATGCATTAATACCAACTACCAAATACTGCAAAAGTTTGACTGCCGCATCCAATAAAACAGGAGCGTTGTCTATAAGCGCCTTTGCCAAAGCTCCGACAAGTTTGATAATTGCTGTCATAATGATTGGCAATGAGCTGCCTATCCTGCTCACAACATTATGGATAAAATCAGTTATTGTTATGGCAACATTAGGAATTCCCTCTGCTATGCCATTTATTATGTTGGTTATGATCTCCATGCCAACGTTAATTAAGTCAGCATAGTTTTCATTAAATACACCAAGTATCCAATCAATAACATCGAGAATTGCTCCGCTGTTCTTTGATCCTTGAAGAAAGGCATCCATGACCATTTCTGCGATATCTCCAATGGTAAAGAGAATCGTGTCGATGCTGTCCATAAATCCCTGTCCTAGCGCTCCCAGCAATTCAACTCCTGCACTAAGCATGGATGGTACTACGCTGGAAACGAGCTCAGGTATCTTTTCTGTTATGAATGGAGCGGCTGTGCCAACAAACTCACCAATGCCCTCCATGATTGTCTGGATTCTTGGTATTACGTTATTGAGGAGGCCCTTGTCGCTACTACCATCGCCAAATATTGCCAATGTGAGACCATCCAATGCCTCTGACAGCCCCTCACCACGGCCTATTGCAGTGATAACATTCTGCCATGCCGCCTTAGTCGCATTAGCTGTACCCTCAATAGTTTTCATTGCCTCGGCCGCTGTTGTGCCTGCAATGCCTTGCTTTTCCTGTATTGACTGAATGGCCTGTACTACGTCAGCGAATGAGTCAATTGTTAAGTCATTTGCCTCGCCCATAGATGCTCTGTACTCGTTAGCATCATCGATCAGGCGCTCCATTTCCTCTTTGGTGCCACCATATCCCAACTTTAGATTGTCGAGCATGGTATAGTTTTGCTTGGCAAAGCCTTGAAATGCATTTTGCACAGAGCCAAAATCTGAGCCAAAGACATTGACATTATCAGATATAGCTCTCATGGCCACATCGGTCATATCAGCCGCCGCATTTACATCATCTCCCAAAGAACTAATCAGAGCCGCACTAAACGATGTCGCTGTTTCCATATAGGCATTGGCTGACATTCCAGCAGTCATGTATGCGTTTTGCGCAAATTCTTTGATTTTATTTGATGCATCCCCAAGCTCATTGGTAAAGAGCTTTTCTACACCACCAGCCAACTGCTCATAATTGGAATAACTACTTAAAGCCGCCGCACCAAGTGCTCCAACAGCCGCTGTTGCTCCTGCTATGGCTGTGCCAGCGGCTTTCATACCTGCGCCTACTACATTACCGAGGCCAGAGACCATCCCCTTAGCCTTAGACAGACCACTTTCAAGCCCTTCTGTATCTGCACCTATTTTGACAAATACACTCATTACATCAAATGCCATTTAGTGACCTCTTATTCTTTCCCAAATATCCGATGCGATTTCCTCGCTCGGTCTGTCGTCCTCTGGCTCGTCAGGTACTTCTGGCGGCGATTCAATCAAATCAATCCATCGTGTTTTGATTGTTCTGCCATAGTCCACAACTCCACCAGCTCCAACTAGGTGTGTTGTGTTGTCAGCAATCGCCATAAGTGCATCTGTAAGGTATATCTTGAATGATTTTTCCTCATTATCTGACTTGAGCGAGGATACACAATGCTCAATCACATATCCTCGCCCAAATAATTCCAATAACTCAAGATTTATGCTTTCGATGCACCTGAAATACCCATCTGAGCCAGCGATGCCAATGAAGTAAAAAAACCAACCACCGCACTATCGGTTATGAGGGAATTAAAAGCCATCAGCAGGTCTCGCATCTCATAATTATCAATGTCCGCTGGCTCAATAAAACAGCACAGCGCTATGATCTCTAATGTCTCATCAGGATGCACCTCTGATATTGCCTCCCACATAGCTGAGATATTCTTGAGGGCCTGTGACTGCACCGCTTTTTTGTTGCGATCTTCCACTGCCGCCTTTTCTTCTGCTGTGGCATCATGTGGGGCCATCTCAAGTGTTGCAACCCTCTTTCGGATGTTCATAATATCCGTATCTGTCAGCCATTTCTCTACCGATTTCTTGATTCGGTTTGTCTGCTTTAAGAATTCGCTGGGTTTACAAGTTGCTAATGTCTTTAATTCGCTCATTTATTCTCCTTTTACGCTCCTGCTTCCACTGTTACATTGCAGGTGTCTGAGTATGTTACATCTTCATAGGTCATTGAAGCTGTAATAACAGCTGTACCCTCTGCAACACCTGTGATCTCTCCATTAGATACAGTGGCTACTTCGCTGTCGCTTGTGGTCCATGTTACTGTCTGTCCAGCAGGTGTAGTCTTTGCTGTAAGCTGTGCTTTCTCGCCCTCATCAAGTGTTACATTCGCTCTGTCAAGAGTAAGGTCTGGATAAACAGGTGTATCTTCGGGTGGAATGTCATAAATCTCCATAGGCATAACGTCCTGCGCATTGATGGATACGTGGCCTGTTACTTCGATGGAGTTTGTGCCCTTACCATTCTTTGAGCTCTGGATATTAAGGCCACCTGTTGAAAGTGCATTGAGGAGCTTGATTGCATATGCTCCACCATTGGCCTTGTCACCTACCCACCAGAGGTCTGCAAAGTCTGTGAGCTTTACGTCTTTTCTTGGCTTGATCTTTGTAACTCCGTTTGCAAGGAGCTCTGTATCAGCCGCACCAAGAGCCCACTTTGTATTTGCGGCATTAAACTTGATTGATGAGAAAGACATTTTTGCCTCCCAGCCATCAAGGTGCTTAAATTCCATCATGTTGTTAGGCACATTATCAACATCCTCGCCATAATCAGAGTATGTTGGTGCACAGGTAGGATTGATGCCTCCTGTTGTGGTTGCCAGAATGTCCTCACTCTGAGGAGTCTGGTATGGGTTTGTTGGGTCGAATGATGTAAGAAGTACACCAGCATCAACCTGTAATGCATCGAATGCATCATTAGCTATCACTGTAAATCTTCCCATGATCTTATCTCCTTTATTTAGTCATGTATTCAAACGTTACATTTAAAATGATCCGCTTAATCTGGTCGTCCTGTGGGTCGTCCATTCTCTGTGCAAAGGTTGTATCGCCTATATAGACTCTGTACCTTCCGCCATCTATTACAGGACATCCCATGCCCTTGATGTACTGCTCGATAGTATTGGCTAATACATCGGCTGTCTCCCATGAGGTTGTCCGTGTCCAGATTGATGCGGTTATTGATACCAGATTCTCAAAGGTACTCATTGCCGCCTCGTATGTTATCCTTGGGAATGGGGCATCATCAGGGACGCTATGCTCCTCATATGCTGGAATTCCAAATGAATTCCAAAACTCATGCTGTGCTTGCCATTTATCCATTGTCTCACTCCGCTGGGTTAAATTCCTCGGCAGTAACCTGTCTCATGTTTAGTGTGGCGCTGGCTGGTGTCTTTTTGTCGTCTCCATCCGATGTGACTCTAAACACCTTCCCATCAGATGCTCTCCTAAACACATCATGGTATTGCAGATTGACGTTTTTGGCCGTTGTAATGGTATACAGGGCCTTTACACCTGCGGCCTCTGCTACTCTTGCCTGCATTGATGAATCAAACACGCAAGCCGCATCAAACTCAGCCCCATCGGTCCACTCATAGACAAACCCACCACGTCCATCTGATCGTGATGCCCTATCCATCATGATGCACTTTTCCATTGCCTCGCTTAACAGTGACATTTCATACCTTCCTAAACCTTGCTAATTTACTGCCAAATACGCTCTGCCAGCTTGTACCATTTCCTCCATCAGCCGTATTACCTGCTGATTTTGAATAGGAATAGCCGCCAAAAGACTCTGAGCTGTATGGGCTCATCATAGGGCTGTCAGCGCCCTCATACTTGGCTTGCCATGCCTCAATATCTGTGGCTATCTTAATAACCTCAGGAGGCACTTTCATGGTCCAAACTGAGCCATTAAATTCCTCATCACCCATTGCAGGCTCAAAGTCCTCATCAGGCTCAATCCAATCGCATTTATAGACTCCATCATTGAATGTCGAGCCCACAATACGAAAATACTGACCGCTCTGCAAAGGAATCTCGTCACCATTAGCAAAGGTCAAAACGCCATTGACGATCTTGAAATCGCCATACAGCATCGTGTCCACAAACCAATTTTTTAAGTATCCACACAGCTCGGTCAGCATCTTAATTTACCCTTTCTTTCTGCCTCGTTTTGGCTTTGGCTTTTCTTTAGGTTCCTCAGCGACCTCTGCGGCCTCCTCTGGCTCCTCGGTAAAAGGTAGCGGCTCATCAATAATCTCCTCGATCAGCGAGATACCTCTACGATTTTTTGTACCTGCAAGCTCTGCCAATCTCTCGGCACTTACCTCAAGCCCCTCACGAGGGAAAATGTCTCCCTCATGATAGGCATATCTGTTATCCTGCAAATCTGTGAAATGCTTTTTTACTCTGTACATATTTAGGCTCCTGTACCATCATCCAGCACAAGTCCTGACAGACCAAAGAGCTGGACATTCTTATGACCTGCATTGTCAGCCTGTACAACCTTTACTTTCTGGCTCTGAGGGTCTGTGATCTTAAATACACAATCCTTGTCAGAATCAAGAGTAACAGGTGCCATGCCTGTTGAGCTTGGAATCAGGCCAACTTTTACGTTTTCATAGGTGAGCCCCTCTGCAAAGTTGCTAAACTTGAGTGCAAGGAAATATCCATCGCCTGCAAGTGGTCCGCTAGGTGCAAGGCCTCCCTCAATAAACTTTAATTCTCCTGTAACCTCACTATCGTTTACTGCGATATCGCTCTGGAAGTCTGCTGGTGTCAGGGCCGTCCAAGGATATGTCATATCGTCAGCATCGGGAGACACAGTGAGGTCAGTTAAAAAGAATCGTCAATCTCGCCCTTGATAACGCCTGCGGCATATTCTACAAAGAACTGAATGCCAGACATTACAAGTGACTCGATCTGTGCTCTTTCTTCATTCTGGTATCCTGACTTGATACCGATGTATCCTGTCTCATCTGTTGTGAGGTCAAATGCCTGTGCAATGTCTCCACTCATTGTGAGATAGTACATAACGATATTCTGCTTTGCTGTTGCAACGAATGTGCCCTGTGTAATTCTTGAGGACATGATCACTGTACCAAGGCCAAGGAAGTCCTCAACGTAATTCATGCCAAAAGCAGTCTGTGTTGAGATATTTGCCTTTGCAAGGTATGGAGCAACATCGAGAGGGTTAAGGAAGTAAACAGCCTCTGCTGTATCATCCTCAAACTTAACCTGTAACTGTGCCCATGCATTTGCAAGAGCCTCCTGCAAGCCAGCACCTGTGATTGATGTTGAGCCTGTGATGCTGTTGTTGAGCAGACCAAAGAAATCACTTCTAACGCCTGCCTGTACGTCCTTGAGGAGCTTTGCATCTGTGTTTGTTACAGCGTTGTTAAAGCCTGTTTTCTTAATAGCCTCTGCTGTAACGCCCTTTCTCCACTTCTTGAGAGTGATCTCTCCTACAGGAGTCTTTACCTCCTCATACTTTGAAAGCGGAATAACATCTCCCTCTGCAACTACACCATCATTAACCAGCTCACCGCTGATGGTGTAAAGGTACATTGTTGAGCCCTCCATCATAGGGATTTTTCTTGTTACACCAAGAACCTCGATCAGCTTTGCAAGGCTGTTGTGTGCAAACTGCTGGGTAAAATCAACTTCTCTGACTTTCTTGAGGTCAGCGGCTTTAATTACATTATCTTCTGCGCCCATAATTGTTCTCCTTTTTAGATTCCGAATGCCTCCCTGTTGTCCAGCATTGCCTGCTGTCTGGTCTCGGCATCCTTAATGTTCATAATCTGCTCTTTGGTCATTTTGTTGCCGCCAATATTTGACGGAGGCGTAGGTGTCTGCGCACCTTTCTGCCCTTCACTAACGATGAAATCTGACCACTCATCCTTAGCGCTCCTTTTGAGCCCATCCACGTCTTTTATGGCCCCATTCTCATCCAGCTCGATGGAATCAAGGTCTGCTACTTTCATCACGGAATCGAGCCTCTTTTCTGATATACCGATCTCCTTTAGCATCTCTCTGTATGCTTTTGACTTAGCGGCTTTTGTTTCCTTGGCTGATACCTCGCCTTTGTAGGCCTCATACTCACTCTTGAGCTTGTCGTATTTATCCTTATAGACATCAGGCTGGCCCTGTTTAACTTTCAAGTCTGAAAGCTCTTTCTCCACCTCAGCCAACTTGTCAGCATCTGCCTTGTACTTCTTGACATCGCTTAGAGCGTTATCTCTTTCGCCCTTTAATGCGTCCACTGTCTCAGTGTGCATCTCAATGATCTGGTCTATCTTTTCCGAATCGATACCCATGGCTACTAATGCTTTACGTGTTAAACTCATTTTCTACTCCTTTTCCTCGGTCACAGTGCTTTGTGATTTGTAGTTTTCTCCCTCCTCAGTGCTTTGAGTCAGGATTGTATGTTATGCCTTTCGGCTTATAACCATGTATGCGGCAACACTCGACAGCTTGTTAAGCATTGCCGCCAGCAATCAGGATGCTGTCAACTCTGTGCGCATTTTTGTAACCACTTGAGCCATCAAGGATTTTTGATCGCTGAAGATATTTGTGTGCTATCATCAGTTAATGGAATCCGCACAGTAATTCTCTGCGACAAGCAAATAAAAAAACTCCAATCGAAGAAAGACTCTCCGATTAGAGTTTGTATCGTGTAAGGTAAAGAATCGGCTTTACCGAGATAGCTGGTCTTTGTCCACGTAAATATTCGCTTGTCTTTTATGATGTGGGGAATATCGGCTAAACGCCTATTACTTCCTACTTCTATAATAACAATAGATATTGTGAAATTCAATATAAAAGCCACAAATTATAGTTAATTCATGGCCTTTTTTATGTAATCTAATACCTGATCCTTGTTACGATCAACAGCATTTCTTAGATATCGATTTGGCTCCATTCTGCTGGTGCCCTCATGCACATACAGAGCATATTCGACATTCGTGCCAATATACACAGCCTTTTCATCATCGACAACCCTGTGTGTGATGCTATTCCTGAGGTTGCCTGTATCAATACGCCTCGGCGTGTTCTCAAGCTCCTCCTTGGCCTCACCCTCTATGTGTAAGCCAACAGCCTCCAGAGCCGTTTCAAGGTCTCTGGCCACTTGATTCAGGTATTCTTTTGAATGATCCTCAATCCTTACATCGCCCATATCGTCACCTAGGGATTACAATTCTTAAAATCTAACCATTCCTCATGGGTCAGATTATCCTCACCTTTAGCCAAATAATACTCAGTACGCCTCTCAGGAGTATCAAGCTCTTTAAATGCCTTTGTTTGCTCATCAGTCCATTTTTCATAGGGATATGTATTGCCATTAACTACAAAAAACTTTGTAACAAAAGCATCTGCTGTTAATGGCGATTCATTTTTTAATATTCCAATGACATCATCCCATTTATTCTCAAGTGCCAGATTCATTAATTCGTCCATCATTTTACCTCATTGACGATCGTATATACCATCTCAATAATGTGGCCAACACCATCAGGGGATGGCATTTGATATGCTTGTTTGAACATAAGCTCTGTGTTCTCTCCAAGTATACACTCAGACTCACTCTTATTGTTTGGCAAATAGCATTTTGTGCCCTCTGGTGCCTCTATAATCATTCTAACACGTTTGTCGTAGCTTACAACGTTTTTATCTCTTATTACGCTTGTTGAAAGCACTGACGGCTCAGGTATAACTTTGCCTGCTTGATTGTTAAGAGCATCAACAATTGTTTGCAAACTCTTACGATTTCCTGCTTGGATATCCCACTCTCCCAAAGGCTGGCCTTTTTTATCTGTAATTCCAAATACATCAGATATTGAGTATTTAGCATGAACATATCTATACAGTTTTGTATCTTGAGGTAGTGCATATGAGTTTATTGCTCTGTTAAGTGCATCTCTGGTTGCCTGATCATCTGGCGACAATGACTTTATATCGCCTTTTCTCACAGCATCATTGATCACCTTATAATTTGTCGTAGCAACATATCCGCCATTAGTGCCATCTGCTTTTTTATGCTTTGCAATCTGCTTTTTATCCGCCGAGCTGACATTCTTTAGGCTTTCTTTTAGCATAGCCTTGTAATCTGCCTCTGTGAGCTCCTGATAATCACGATTTAGTAAGCCACTTTCCCTTATTCTATCAGCTCTTGTCTCTTTAGGAGCCTCGTCTGCTATTGTTGTGGCTCTCGCACCTGTCTTTCGTCCTCTATACTCATTGATAAATGACTGCTTGATAGCCTTGCCCTTTTCCTCTGGTAATGTAATCGGATTCGATGTGGCCTTGGCATTTCTCCATTCATCGTATGTCATGCCATCCATTGCAGAGGTATCTCTGTACTGTCCTGATCGCCTCTCCAAGCCTTTCACAACCGCCCTCAGTGTGCAACGGCAGTTATATATCTCAGATGGTGCTCCCTCTGGGTCAGCAGGATATCGGCAGCCATTCGAAAAAGGCTCACCGACAGGTTTTCTCTCGCCATCCAGCCATCTGTGTGAGTGTCTTGTCCTGCTGTCCAATGTAGCAATCCACATTTGCTCCAGCTCTATGCCTTTTGACTGTGCATCCTTGTATGATTGCTCTCTGCCAGCATTCTGTGCGGCTGTTGCCATTGTCCTTGCATTCCTGATGGCCGCTTTTCTGTCACGATCTCCCACTGTATTGGCCAACCTAGTCGCCAACTTAGGGATGGAATCGCCCTGCAATATTCCCTGCATCATAACAGATTGGAGCTGTTGCCTGTTCCACTTCACAGCCTTGCCCATTGCAATATCTCTGGCCACTTTCTTACCAACAGGCGGCAATACTTCTGGGTCATTAGCTATCAGCTCGGCAACGGATTCTCTTGAATAGAGGGTAAATCCTGTGTCAATCTTGGCATCTTTCTCAATCTTGAATGTGGAGTAATTGGCATTCTCAGCGAATATCTCAGGAGCCGCCATCTTTGCAAGGCCCTTGGCGGTCTCGTTTACATGGGCCAGCTCATATGCAATCTGTTCTTTCTGCTCGCTCCACTTCTCGCCCACTGCCATCTGTTGCATTCGCCATTTTTTGTACTGATCCTCGGTCTTGTATCCTGACTCAACCCATTCCTGCCATTTCTTGTCCTTGATTTCAAATCTGCGCAAATAGTCAGAAAGCTGGTCCTCAATCTCATCAATAGCCTGTTTATATTCTTGATTTATTCGCTTTTCTATCTGTTTGAGAATAGCCTCTGTCTCTCTTTGCCCTCTATCCATACAATCACCCTGTTATTTTATGCCTAGTCTTTTCTTTATGGCATCGATAGTGCTCTGTATATTATTTCTTACAAGTATCTTTTGCTCATCAGTAAGATTTGCAAGTTGGCTCTCAATTCCCTCGGCGCTATTTCCAAGCAATTTCTGTGTGAGCTGTGTTACAAGGTCCGCCATTTGCCCAACGGCCTCTGTCATTTGCTCTGTTGCCTGTTTTGATGCTGTGTTTGTACTTTTTTCAGTGCTAGAGCCACTTTTTGAGCTACTTTTTGAGCTATTCTTTGAACTCTTACTTCCTGATGAGCTTTTAGAGCTCTTTGTGGCCTTGGCTTTTGCCATTGATGGGTCACTTTTCATTTTCTGGAGCTCAGACAACGCTTTTTGCTGATACTCCTGCCTGATTTTATCCTTTTCCTCTTGGGTTTTGGCTTTTCCAATGGCGCTGTTCATTTCATTGGTCAGCTTTTCCTTGGCCATTGCCCACTGCATAGCGCCCTGTTCATTAAGACCTCCTGTAGAAAGCCCCACAAGACTTATTTTTTTAGCCTTTTTTGCCTTTGTCTTGGCCTTTCCTTTTTTGCGGCCCTTCTTTTTCTTTTTCTTGGTATATTCCATGTAATACTCATGCGCTTTTGCTTTTTTCTCAGCCTCGCTCTGTGCCATATCAAATCTCCTTTAACAGTTTTTCAAGCATAGCAATGATCTCATCCATGCCTGCATCTGCTTCAACAGTTTCCTCAGCACCTTCCTCAATTTCTTCCTCTGGCTCCTCAAGCAATTCCTCGGCTCCAAGCTGGTCCTCATCCATAAGCTCCTCATCCTCATCATCGAGGTTGTCGCCCATATCAAGCTCGTCTGCCTCCATGCGCTCGATAATTTCCTCGGCCTTATCACCATCACCAAGCAGATTGAGCACCTTTTCTGTGACGTAATCGCCATCCAGATACTCAGAGGCCTGCAATACAGCTCCAATGCTTTCGTTGACGTTTACAAGTCTCGATCTCGTGAAAGCTGGCTCATCCTCAATTCCTGCCACTGCAAGGATTCCGTTGATAAACTTGATTACTTGATACTCATACATATCAGCTTTGGAATTCATTGGCTCATATGCCGCCTCTATCTGTGTGGCTGTTACTGCTCCGCCTTTAATCTCATCAACATTGAGAGCCATGTAATCCTTATACAAGTCAGTTTCAAGCCTGCTCAGGAGCTTTTCTCTGGCATCGTATGGAATCTGTACAGTCACAGGCTCTGCACTCTGGTCATCATCAAGATTAGCCACCTTCTGCGAGTGCATCCTGTCAAGAAATCTAACGAGGTCTGTATCATCCATTCCGCCAGCGCCTTTGAGAATCCAATATATCTGCGCTGTATCAAGGTCATTAAGGAATCCGTTTTTAATCAGGTCGTATGCATCTATCTGCTCCTGTATTCCGACAAGCTCGCTCTGCTTTTCCTCATTGGCCCATAATGGCACGATCGGAAATTCTGGGTAATTCTCGCCATCGTATATCTCTGTACCATCTGCCTCTGTTGTCCTGAGCTTTAGGATATACTTGGTCTTTTCAGTCAGGATGCGGCCATTGCCATTGTTGTCAGCACTCTGCCTCTCATTCCAGATATAGTTTGTATATCCGTCCTCCTCGTAAAAGGTAGCTCTTAGAGGCTTGTTCTCATGTACCTGCCAGAATCTAACACCTGCTCTGAGTGCTCCGTTTTCCTCATCGTACAATGGTGCAAACTCTGTGAGTCCAAACACCTCCACATGATCTAGGTTAAAGAATCCAAAAGACTCGCCCTGCACAAGAGCCATCTTTCCAGCCCTCTGGAGCTGTGTATCAAAGTCATCACCGAGCCTTTCCGCTGTGCTCTCCTCATTCCATGTGACACCATTGCCCAGCAAATACTGATTCTGCTGAGTGGTAAAGTATGCAAAGAAATTCCTTGTTGTCTTGTGGTTAGGTGACCAATTATCTGCCACCTCTCTGCCATCCAGCCGCCTAAGTGTCTTTTGATACTTCATAATGCTGGTATTTCTTTTTGCGTTATACTCACAGCCCATAACAGCCATCTTGTACTGCTCGCTGGCTTTGTGCTGGCTAATGACATTGCGCACAAAATTCATTCTGCCAATGACATCATCCTCTGGTATCTCAATCAAATCTTGGTATGTGTACATAGCCCCTCTCCTTTAAAATCTTGAAATGTACTGTTGCCTTGGTATTGCTATTTTCATGGTCTTAACAAAGTATCTTGTATCGTCCATGGCGTGATCATCTATCTTAACAGGCCTGTCGTCTGTTGCTGTATCATCCCATACATAGCCCTGCACTTCCTTTGCCCAATTCTTGCACTCAGGAGATATCTTTATCAGGCCCTTTTTCATAGCCGTGGCAGTCTCTCTTATTCCGTCAGCCACATCATTCTTTGCCTGTATTACATGATACTTGCCTCTTTTCTTGAGTAGCGTTATAAAGCTGGCCGCTGATGGGTCAATGATCGTCCTTATCCTGTCAACGTATGGCACTCCTTTAATAAACTCGTCAAGGTCAGCGCCATACTCCTCATCCGTCTTTTGCACTCCTGTATTTCTGCCTGAGTAATAGTATTCCCTCAGCCTATACCAAATATCTCCATATTTGCCCCATAATCCAGCGCTAAATGCGTTTTGAGTACCATAATCGATTGAAAGTACAAAAGCCTCTGCTTGGCCCTCTGGAGGCTCAGAAATAGCATCCTTATACATTGGATAGATAAGGCCCTCGGCTAGTGTCCATTCTCCTTGTATCAGTCTGCCGTAATAAACAGTGCCCTCATACTCTTTGCACAGATTGTCAACGTATTCCCTCGGCAGATATGGATTGTCAAATATCGTGTAATGCTGGATGTATGAGTCAATCTCTGGATTGTCTATAAACTCCTTAAACCAATGAGTCGGATACTCAGGGTTAAGTGCTCCGTCCATTCTGCTGTAAGGCTTATCCAGACGAGACAGGAGCATCATAAATACGTCTTTATTCCATTTTGCGATCTCATCACCATAGCAATACTTGATTGAGGAGCCTTGTATCTTAGCCACCTGCGAAATCTTCTCAGCACCGAGGCAATACACATCCTCTCCGCATACTCTTGCTATATTCCTGCTGTTAATGGTGCCAATCAGTGCATCAGTGTATATCTCTCGCATAGGCTGGAGTATATTTCTCTCAATGGTATCTCTTGATACTCCGATAACGACATTCAGGCCATCCTTGCCAGCAACCTGCCTGATCCTCGATGGCACTGTGTACGCCATATCCACATAAGACTTTCCTGATCGTACAGCGCCGATTTTAAAATTCAGTCTTTTGTTTGCATTCCTGATATACTCATTCTGTTTGCTGGTCAGCCTCATCTCTAAGCGCTCCCAAAATAGAATCTAATTTCTTGATAGCTTTCTCATCCACTACATCAGCAGAATCTTTCCAGCCAAGTTGCTTTAAACTGAATATAGCCATGGTCGGCTGATATATTCCATTGAGAGCGTACTTCTCAAGTTTTATCTCCTTTGCCTCACTGATCTTTTTTATAGTGTCAGATAAGTCCTTGTTTCCGTTGGCTAATTCATACAAATATTGCCTTGTAATGCCATGCAAATGAGCATACTCAGCCAATATCGGAGGGTTAGCGCTCTCAATGTACGCATCAGCATCATTGATCAGGTCCTCAATATGTACTTTTGGAGGTCTGCCTCTTTTCTTTGCCATTTTTTCACCTATAAATTTCAATAAAAAAGCCACCACTACTAGAGTGATGGCTCAAGATTCATGTTATTTAGTTAGTTTTATTATAACAGATGGTATGCTTTTACAACAGCCTTATTCTGCGTCACCCATCGGCATAAGCATCATTTCAACTCCAGCAGGAGTGATCAGTACATCCAGATATACGTCTTGCTCCTCCACTACTGTCTTACATAGATGGCAGAACAGCTCCCATGGGTCCATACGTCCTCCTCAATCTGCTAATATCAGCATCAACACTAAAATGATTAACATTGCAATATAAAATAAATTATTCAAGTCTTTCTCTTCCTGTCTTTGATTTTTGTTTGTGTTCATTAAGCTCTTGCATCAGGTAGTCAAAACACGCTCTAAATCCCATCCAATAGCCTAAAACAAACACGAATATAACCACGGCTATTTCAACCATCATTTTTACCATCTGCGATCTCCTTTAGCTTGTGGATTTTCTGCTCAATTAAATCCATTGAATCAAATACCCCATAAGCCTCATCATAGTGTTCTGTTTCAAAGAAATCCTCGTGCATTTCTCTTAATTGCTCTTTTAGTTCTTCTAACATAGCCACCATATCAGCCTTGGTATAAACTTCTTCTCCCTCATACATCAAGTCATATTTAAGGTCTGTTTTGAGTGAGGATATGGCATACTTAATGGTTTCCTCTAGTTCTAAATCCTCTCCCCACTCTTGATAATCATGTATAAATTGTTCTAATACTTTGATGTGGTGTTCTCTCTCACTTATCCCCATCTTCTTCACCTCTCAAAATATCCGTGTTTGCCATTAGCATAGCTATATTGTTCTGCTCATTCTTTGTCAGTTTTATACTTCCTATGTCAGAAAATAAAATAGCAAAAAACATCATAAGCCAGATATAGTCTGAAGGTTTTAAACTATTGCTCATTCTCATCACCTCTTTATTACCACCAAAATCAAAACTCCCAATTCAAAAGCTATTACGCCCAACAGAAAAATAACCATATTTATATCAATTTGTGTTATTCCCATCTTCTATTACCTCCCCCACTAATAATCCGAACATATGATGAGTTAATTCACCTTTATCATACCTGTCAAATATCTCCCGTATCTTCTGATACTTACGCATGGTAGCTATGGCTCCATCTACATATTCATCAGTGATGACAATTCCTGTTCTTGTGTCAGAAAAAGGAAATATGCCACACTTTTTAAGATATTCCAATGCCTTAATTTGTTCATCAACCGTCATTTTCATCTTTTCTCTCCTTTGCAAAAGCATAACCAAAATAAAATCCTAGAGATAAACAGGCAATAGCAAGAAACAATAGTCTAATCGTCATTCCCATTGTCTACCTCTCCCAGATATGACCCGCAAGTCGGACAATAATTCTGTTCTATTGCTTCGTGTTCTGCCCTTAATTCTCTTAATTCTTTTCGTAAATCTTGAGTTAAGGAATAACACAAAACCATCGTTATCACAAAAGTAATTAATACTGTAACTTCAATTTTCATCTTCTACCTTCTTATCAAAGTAACAAGGTGTCTTATCATCCCTTCTTTTATATTCTTTTTCGGTGATATATATTCCATAAAAAGCACCGAGAAAAAATATTGATACCATAATAAGTGCCAAAGCAAATCCTAATATAAACTGCATTATTTCTGCTCCTTATCTTCCGCTATGATTGTTGGCGCAGAATCTATAGCTACCTGTACCCATCTTTCATATGTCCTATCCTCACACATTGGTATTTCAATCTGCGAAACATCTTTTATCGCTCCGTGTCCTTTGGGAATTGGTGTAGCCTTCTCCAAGGCGTTTTTCATTTCCATACAGAATAATGCCGTCCATTGTTCCGATTCAAAATCATTCTTTAATCCTTCGGGTATCTTAATAACTAACTCTATATCTGACACGCCTATTCCTCACTTTCTGCCTTGTACTCATCACAAACGCTTTCAAAACACGCTACATATCCGATGTAATGGCCGTCAATTTCACACTCGCAGTATATTTCTGCTTGCTTCTCATCATGTTTTCTTATATTGTGACAACATGAACAACAGCACTCGGATTCTTTTGTTACTTCAGTAATAATCATTCTTCTTCCTCGCTTTCCTGTGGCGTAGCAATAGTTTTTTTGAGTTCCTCAATTACCCTGTCCATTGAATTGTATTTTTCAGCAAATCCCATAGCCATGCCAAGCTGAAATGCTTTTGCAATATCTTCACTTTTTACCTGTGGTGTGACGGGTGGTAAAACATTTAAGTATTCCTCACAAATATCCTTGAAATCGAATCCGTTTTCTTGTGCCATCTTATGAGCATTTATTGCCTGTCTCAATGCCGCCTGTCTGCTGATAACATCCTCGCAAGGCTCTTGTTCTAGGGCTTTGATTGCCAACTCGATAAACTCTTTATGCTCACCGCCAAATATTTCAAGTTGTTCCCTGCCGTGTTTTATTGCTTCTTCTCTTGTCATTCTTCTACCTCTCCATATTCCTTTGGTAATGGCATCCATGCTACACATTCAAGATTGAAATAATAGTCGCAATCTCTAACATCTCTATCTGTAAATCCGTGTAATATCCAATACTCTTTTGTTGTTGCCTTTGTCTCGCTTCCAACATAATCACAAATAAATGGTAAAGGATTTATCCAACCTGTATCTGGCTCTTTAAATATACCTAAATACCAATCCCTATCATTTGGTAGTTTTTCGCTAACAGGAATCCATCTTGGCTCTTGTGGTGTTGCTGGGGGTTCATTTACCACCATTGCGATACAGTTTGTTATTTCATCGACTCTTGATTTGTCGTTCAGTGGTAAATTACTAAACCCACCATAAGCATTAACAAAAAAGTCATGATGTTCTTGTAACTTCTGTTTTATGGATTTTCTGCTAATGGTATCATCACAAGGCTCTTGCTCTAGTGCGTTGATTGCCATTTTAAAAGCCTTAATATCTTCATCCCCAATAGTTATTTCAGTAGCTAGACATTCATCCTCTTCGTATTTGTTTAATATTGATTGAATAATGTCTATTGCATCTTCTCTTTCTTCTCTTGTCATTCTTCCTTACTCTCCATCTTTGCACCGCAAAAGTCACAATAATGTGTAGCCCTGCCAACATTTCTACTATCCTTAACACTTCCACATACTGAACACTTAACATTCCCATATGTCGGTATCCAATGCCCTATCTTTGGCTGTGGTGTTACTGAGGGCAACTCATTGATTCTTGCCTTAACTACATTTGCTCCAAAAGCACGTTCTCTAGTTCTATCGCTTAATACATGGTATTGTTCATCCATATAATCTTCGATTACTTGGTTAACATCAGCTCTTGATATACAATCAACTCCTAAATCATTCTTAGTAGTTGGCTCATAGGTCAAAGCTCTAACTATCTCGCTCACTTGCTCCTCAGAAAATCCGCTACTAATCAAATAATTGATTGCTTGTTCTCTTGTCATTCCTTGTCCTCCGCCGAGTGTTCCTTTTCAAACTGTTCAAGCATCTCTTTTACAAACTCTTTATCAGACTGCTTTAAGTGCCTGATAAATTCCTCATAAGCATTAGCCGACATTTTTTCCGACTTCCAAAGGTGCCTGAGTTGCATCGAGTTTTGTATAAGTCTTACAGTTTCACATATTGCTATGATCCATATTGCTATTGTCATTCTTTCGCCTCCTTTCACCCCAGCACTTGTGGTTTTGCATCTTATCATTTTTGAGGGAGTTTCCTCCTTTTTGGTTTTATTTTGGGTTTATATGGTTTTATAGTGCTGGGGCTGTGATTATATGATTAAGCCTGTGGCTCATCATCACGATCATATCTTTTTCTGATTTTCTCAGCGCATTCCATGCACACAATGCCGTACTTTATCAGGCAAAAGTGCCCATTGGCCTCTATTTCTTTTCCACACATACAACATTTTGGTTTATTCACATCAAGCCTAGCTCCTTGTAAAAATCCTTTTTCTCTGATTGCGACTCTTTGAGCCTGTAACTGTACTCAGGCAGGGGAATGTTCTGGCTGATCTTGTTGATTCTCGATGTTACTCTGTCGTCTATTCCTCTGAGCTCGTCACACCTAGAATTGGCTGTAAACAGTGTTATCAGCTTGTTTTGATATCTGGATTCGATGATTTTAAACAGCAGGTCATTCATCCATTCCTCAGCCGTTATCTTTTGGCCGATATCATCCAGCACAAGCACTTTGCACTCGCACATGACATCAATAGGGTTTTTCTCACCCTGCCGTGGCTCCTGCTTGGAAAGATTTATGAGATTGCTGGCGCTCACAAACTTGGTGCTGATCTTGTATTTAGTCATGAGGCTGTTACAAATACAGCTCGCAAGAAATGTCTTTCCTGTGCCTCTGGTCTTGGAGTAAATGTAAAAGCCGATTCCCTTCTCCTGCCACTTTTCAAAGTTAAATAAAAAGGACTCAATAAACTTTTTCTGCACCGATGTGTCCACCACATTGCCCTTTTCATCGAGGTATATATCCCACTTAAAGTTTTCGATGGATGCATCGTAGTATGTGGCTGGGATGTTGGCCCTCTCCCTGATATCATTAACCACAGTTAGCTCGCCGCCATTGCAGTGAGGACACGGCTCTGCATAATCAAGGAGTCTATCATCCCCATACAATGCTCTTGACTTTGGAGTGCTCTTTTTTACGATCACCCATCCTCCGCCCTTACACTGTGGGCATACTTCTGCCTGCCTATATTCCAAAGTCCACCACCTCGCTCTCCCTCATGGCTTTTCTAAAGCTGTTGTCAACTTCAATCTTTGGTTTAGGCTGGCCTCTCGATCTCTGCTCCCACGTTCTGACTGCGGCCCTCCAATCCTTCATTTTGTTTTTGCCTACAAACCATCCCTTAGAGTCGTAAAAGTCTACAAAGGACTGTGCATCAATGCCATTGTTACGCTCTTGGCAATAATCCCTGACCTCTTCCACTGTTGGAGGTACAAAAGAGCGGTGCGGCTTGTCCGCACTTTTCTTTTTACTCTCTTTTTCTTTTATATTATTAATATCATTATCAGTATCAGTATCAGTATCAGTATCAGCCATATTTTGCCATATTTTGCTATCATTTGCCATAGCTGAAATGGCATTTGCTATCTTTTGCTTTTCTTTGCCATTATTCCATCTCTTTTCAGCACCTTTTTTGCCGTTCTCTGCTCTCCTTTTGCAAGTCTCAACATAAGATTCTGCATCCTCATCGAGCTTATCCTTGATCATGTTGAACATTGCCGCTGTCACAGGGTCACTTATGCCATCCTGCATCCCCAATTTATATGCACAGATAGCTTTTATTAACTTGCCGGCCTCCTCGTCTGGTAATCCGCAAAGAAGTGTTGACCAATTATCATACATTACAAATGAATTTTTCCCCATTACTCAGCCTCTCCTAGTCCACACTTTCGAGTATGTAAAGATACACATATGGCTCACTGCTATACTCTTTTGATGCAGATAACCTTACGATCTGCGAATCATCCACCCAAGCAACTCCATTCAGGCCATCCAGCACTGACTTTACAAGGTTGTCTATATCTGGCTTCTTGGTGTGTTTTATGTTTCCCTTGCACATATTCACCTGCTTTACTTTTGGTGCGCTCTTTGGAATAGGCATTCCAAACACCAAACTGACGATTATTGGCTGGTCTTTATCAAACTGAAAGCCATTTGTTGATTGCTTGTAGTATTCTGCAATAGCTTTCTCAAATTCCTTTGTCTTTTGTGGAGTAAATATCTGTATATGATTTGAGCATTTTCTTGCTCTTGGTCTGCCTTTAGGAATAGGCAACATTGGGAATGTGATTGTGATTTTTTTCAAGGATCCTCCCATTGCGGAGGTTAGCGCCTCCGCTCGCCTACTAGATTGACAGTTACTGTGTGATAAATTCCTTGAGAATCAAAAGGCTAAATATACGATTTTCCATATCTCTTGATAAAATCGCTCTTGCTTTTTCCGTAGTGCTCCATCCAAGCGGTTTGTGCTATCCTCTGGAGCTCCTTGTCAAAGTTTCCTTTGTCGTGCAGATTCATATGGCAGGTATGGCAGAGCCTTACTGTAAGGCCATCCTTATCAGCTAGTTTTCTGTTTGCTGTGCCATGTATGCAATGGTGCGTGTCTGTGGCCCATTGTCCGCACAAATAACAACATTCTTGCTTTGTCTCGTCCTGTATGATGCTTTTCATATCATCACCTGATCTGGATATTCTGCTTTGTTACCAGATGAGCACCCTCAATAACCTCGCCATTCTGCAAAGCCTCTTTGATAGCTGTAAGGCTGGGCTTGATCTCGACTTTCTTGCAGTTATCAGGGAGTGCATCAAGGTTTATGCCCTCATCCAACACTGTTGATACGCTGGACCTGTAAGAAATAGCCACCCTTGCATCCTTAAACTTTGCCCCATTCAGATATCCCTCAAGGTAGCTTTTGAGCTGATCCGCTTTGTTCTCTGCGGCTTTCTGTCTTTTCTCAAGATTCTGCTTTTCTGTCTTGATCGCCTCAGCCTCAGCTTTGAGGTCCTTTATCCAGCATCCAATATTGGATATCTTGGTGTCTCTCTCAAGCTCAAGGGCATTAAGCCTGTCAATGTCGATAATGTCGCCTGTTTCCTTGTCAACGCATTCCAATATAGCCTCATCAATCTCGTACAGATTCATCCTCTATCTCCTTTTCTTTATTGTTTTTCTGGCGTTTAAACACCTTATCCCTCTGCCTTTTGTAAAGCAATCTGTCAGCGTCAAGCTCCTCGTATATGCAATCGTGCTGGCAGTAAAAGCAGTTACTAATGCACATTGCGTTTCCTTTCTGCCTCAGCCTCAAGCTGTCTGATATGCTCCAGCTCATTCGGTGTCATGGTCTCGACTCCGATGGCCTTGGCCTCCTGCACCATCAGGTCCACAAGCGAGCTCATTTCGGCGGTATTGAATGTATGGGAGCCTCTGAGCATCACGTAGCATCTGAAAACCTGACCATCCTTGCCAACCCTTGTCTGTGATGTTGGTTTGATGTGGTACGATTCGGCGTTTAAAGCCTGTTTTTCGGCCTCGTCTGTGTCAGGTATATAAATGCATACCAACTCGTCATTTATGTGCTCTAATAGGCCTAATTCTCTCAAATTCCTGTTGTGTATCTCATTGATGTTGGCTCCAAATTTGATTGTCTTGGCTGAGACCTTGCCTGCCAGCTCCCAATAATACGAATTCTGTGATCGGCTCCGCTTTTCCTTATGTTCAGTCAAATCCCACTTAATATCTCTGGGCTGTCCAGCCAAAAACATGATCATTTCGCTTGTGTCCTTGGTTACTTTCATGACTTATCCTTTAGATTTCCCAGCTTTTTAACTGCCTCAACATACTGTGCAGAATTTAAGGCCTCCATACCCTGCGGAAATGTCTTATTGACATCCAGCCCTTTCTTTTCACAGAGTTTCTTTAAAGTCTCCTGTTCATTTGAGCTGATTAAATCGTTTATGTACTCATACACAACCTTGTTATTGGCAGTTATTCGGAGTTTGTTGATATTTCCATCCTCGTCATAATCGATTTCCTGCACTTTAAACTTGGTGTATTTATCAATACCCTTTACAACATCAATCTTTATACGAGGCGCTGTGTATAGCTCTCTGCCGATGCCCCAATTAAAACAGGCCCTCTTAAAGCTGTCGCTCGCTTGGCCTTTCTCGGCCTCTGTATTGCTCTCTGTACCAACATCCTGCTTGGATACCCACATTTTCTTGTCTGCATCATAGATGCTCACTGTGCAGTACAGGTTATCGCCGATCAGCTCATGTGACCTCTGCCAATTCTCAGGGCCAACAGTCTCATCGAGAATGTTCTGGTCAACTCTGGCATCCTTGTACAAAAGCAAGGTGAGCCAAGTATCCCTAAACTGTGCAATCCTAGCATCTACCTCACAGGCTTTTAATCTCCTAAACTTCATACGCCCTCCTCAATAGACCCAAAAATGAGCTTAATAGTGCTAATCTGAATCTTTGTCTCGTGCTGTTCCTCAGCATTCTTGACAAAGAGCTTGAGGGTCCTGATCGCATCAGCGCACCTCTTGTTGTACTCATTGACTTTTGTGAAATCAGTTAATGTGTTCATTTTTTTGTTTTTTCTCCCTTCTTTTGGTATAATAGGGATTGGAGCAGAGCCTATCCGACCGCCAAAGTGGAGTGGCTTTCATCCAACCCTAGACCATGTATCAGCATGGTCTTTTTATTTACAAGGCATCCCATTTTCTATTGCCTCGCTGACAGTTAACCCTTTATGAATCAGATAAGAAATGTGTTTCATATCTAACCCATAGTCTTTTGCCACCTCGGTAAGAGATTTATAGAATTTGCCATTGTAGGTGAATTGGTAACTTGTATTTGTCTTTTTTAAAGGCGTTATAAAAGCATCCTCAACGCTCATTTTCCTTAGACGTTTTGCCAGCGCATCTTTAGATATTCCCAAGATTCTCGCCCATTCAGCAATATGATGCGTCTCGCCTTTATATGTGACTTTGACATTTCTGGAAGTATTAGCCTGCTGTTCAAAATTACTGATTATGTGGCAGTTATCAGGACAATAGTTTTTGTTTCCATCTCTGCGATCTACAGTTTGTGCTCCCCACTCCAAAGACTCGTCATATCCGTTGTCTAACATCCATTTCTTAAAGTTTTTGAATCCGTCCTTGTTTGATGAATTCCAATCATCACAAACTCTAATTCCTTTGCCGCCATAGTTTTTGTACTCGGTAGAGTTTGGATTCTTGCATCGCTGATTCATGCTCCACCATCTTCTATAGAGCTTTGTTGTGCTATCTCCCATGTAATCTCTCCAATCTTTCACTACGCTCTAAAATCTCCTCTACATAACTGCTAAGCCTGCCGCTTTGGGCCTTTGCAACAGCATTAGATTCGCCATGATAGACAGACAAAACCACGCCAACGTCCTCGTATTTCTCAAAGAGCTCTGACAGATACTGAGCCGCCACATACATATTTTTGTAGGAATTATCCCAATCATTTGGGCTCCATCCTGCATCTATGAATTTTTGGTTGTGGTAATAACTTACCTGCATAAGACCTTTACATGAGCCATTAGTTGCCGAGGCATCATATCTGCTCTCCTGATATGCAATCGCCTCTAACAGCTCAGGGCAGATATTAAGCTCTCCGCCTATGATCTCCGCATTCTGAGATATCTCAGCAGGTATTCCATCCACATCCTCTGGAGTGATATAAGACAGGCTATTGGCCTCAGCCTTAATTGGTGACAATAAGAAAACCCCAACAAATAAAATCCCCATTATTATTTTTTTCATATCTCTCCCCTTGTTAGCTTAACGATATCCTCATCATCAAAATGAAGGACCTCATCAAGTGCTCTTATTTCATAAAGTTTTAGCGATTGTGGGTCATGGATGCGATCATATAATGTCCGTTTTGCGATTCCTGTCTGCTTGCAAAGGTCCACAAGCGAATCAATATGAACCGCCGCCATGTATTTTTTTAGTAACCATTTCATAGCTATACCTCTGCAAGGGTCTTAAACAGAATCAAACCAGCTATTGCCAGCACTGCATATATGCCGCACTCAACTATTGCGACTATGCACACTGTACCGATTGCAATAATTTTGATTAGCTCGACCAGCTTGATATCGATTTTCATTAGTAGGTCAGAAAGTATCAGTTTCATTGCCATCTCCTTTCTGACGTGGTATAATCTCCACGTCTAATTTGACACTTGACCGCCGAGAAGTTTGCCGACCGATTGGCGGTCATTTTATGCGCTCGCAGTCTGTTTGAGTGGACTTTTTACTCAAATAAAGACGTGGGCGAGCATTTCAAAACGTTAGCTATCGAGATAAGTGTTGAAATCTTCACATTTACCTCACCATTATTCTCAAGCAAGGAAATTGTAGCCTTGCTTACTCCGCTTTTATCAACAAGCTCTTTCTGGCTCATTCCCAGCTTTTCCCTACGTTCTTTTATTTTATATTTAGGCATCTTGTACCTCCTTTCTCCTATATATTGCAGTCTGTTTGGGTGGACTCAACAACATATAATCAGTCTAGTCGATTAGACTACTATTGTCAAGTAGCCTTGACCAAATTTCTTGATATTTATAATAGAGTCTGATAAACTAGACTCACACCACAAAAGGAGGTGCTTATGACATTAGGAGAGATAATTAGGCAATACGGAGAGGAGCACAGTATTGCCCAATTCATTAAAGATAGTGGGCTTAGTAAAGCATATGTATATATGCTGATCAGTAACAAAAATAACAAAGGCGAGCCTATTGTACCAAGCATCGAGACTATAAAGAAAGTTGCTGATGGTATGCACACCGATTTTGAGGACGTATTCAACAAACTTGATTACGATTTTGAGGTGAGAGTTAATGGCTCAGATGCTCAATACTATGAAAATGAGCAGACTGCACATATTGCGCAGGAACTGTTTGAGTCAAAAGAAATGAAACTGTTATTTGATGCCGCTAAAGACAGTAAACCTGAAGATTTGCAAATGGCGGCTAATTTGCTTATGAGATTGAAAGGAACCAATCCAGATGGATGATATTTTTATATACTTAATTGATTTACCGCCTAAAGTCGATGAAGCTGTTACCCCATGCTTTGAGGGTTACACTGTCTACATCAACAGAAATCTTAGTAAAGATAGGCAGATGATGGCTTATGTCCACGCACTAAAGCACATATCACGCAACGATTTTGAAAAGTTGGATGTGCAAGTTATTGAGAGCGCCGCACATAAAAATTCTGTATCAGATGATATTCTAAAACTATCACAGGAGGGATGATATGGCTAAAGCAAAACAACTCCCATCAGGTAATTGGCGAGCTCGTGTTTACTCTCACACGTCACCAGATGGAAAAAGACATTATGAGTCATTCACTGCCAGCACCAAAGAGGAGGCCAATATGCTGGCGGCCCAATTTGCTAATTCAAAACAGCGCAAGCTGTCCAATGATCTCACGATCTTAGAGGCAATAAACGGATACATAACCGCTAAAACCAATGTATTATCGCCCAGCACAGTCAGGTCATACAGAAATATGGCTGATAAGCATTACAAAGGCATTGGCAAACTCAAAATCAAGAGACTCACTTCCGAGGATGTGCAGACTTTTATCTCCAAGCTGACAACCGAATACAGCGCCAAGACAGTAAAGAATGTATATGCCCTTTTAACCGCATCTGTGGCCTTTTACGCTCCTGATATTACACTGAGAGTCAGTTTACCAACCGCAATCAAAAAGCCTCAATCTGCCCCAGAGAATAACGATATTGTGGTGCTCTATAACATGGCATCGGATTGGATGAAAAAGTGCATTGCGCTGGCCGCTTTTGGCAGTTTAAGACGTGGCGAGATTGCCGCCCTCAGATATGGCGACTTGAATGGAAATACCATTTTTGTACACTCCGATATGGTAATGGATGAACACAACAAATGGGTCCACAAGGAAATCCCAAAGAATCAATCATCTGTCAGATATGTAAAGCTCCCTGATCAGGTTGTCAGTATTTTGGGAACAGGTGCGGCAGATGAGTACATAATCAAGTACAATCCGAATACTATATCAAAAATGTTTATCAAGCTCAGAAATAGAGTCGGAATCAATGTACGTTTCCACGATCTCAGGCACTATTACGCATCCATAGGAGCCACACTGAACATTCCAGATATTTACCTTGCAGACTTTGGTGGCTGGCGACACGACAGCACAGTAATGAAGTCTGTATATCAGGGCAATATAGCCTCAATCTCTGACGGATACGCAAGGCAAATGACAGACTACTTTGGAAAGCTCTTAGATGGTCAACAGGGTTAGTACATTGGGTTTATTTTTATTCCCTTTTTGTGTCATATCCTATCGGATTCCGTGTCATACTTCATGGCGTAAAGTTTTGCATCAAAAAATACAAAGTGCGCAAAATAGGGATGTATGAGTGCGAGAATTTGCACAGTGAAAAAGGCATAAAAACAATAAAAACCGCCTAGCCGTGATGGTTAAGCGGTTTCTTTATTAGCAGGGGAAGCAGGATTCGAACACAATTCCCTTACCTTTTAACATCGCTAATTTCATAGCTTTGCAAAAATCCGTGTCATATATCGTGTCACATTTTGGTATTGACAACTCCATGATATAGGTGTACACTTATATCATAACCAAGTAGCACACATTTCAAGGAGGGCCACGATATGTATATCAAGAAAAAATATGAGGACAGGATTGACGAGATGATCAGAGATGAGGATGGATGGTGGATTTATCTAAACCGAGGCTGGTGCTGGGATGATAAAGGGTTACATATCATTCATGAAGACACACAGAAAGAAGCCATACGGCAACTGTACTTCACAGAGAAATGCGATTGCAACTACTGCAAAGGATTAGAGAACTAAGGAGGTAGTAATATGGATAACAAGAGAGTTTACGGATATGTTGATGGAGAGCCTGTTTATTCTAATGAGGAGTTTCGCTATAAAGCCAGAGGCTTTGGAGCCATTGAGCAGACTCCTAGAGGCGACAGATTCCTTTTCAACTTTGCCAAGCAGGTCACATCAGATTGGTACGACTCAGGACATCATCATACTTTTGAGGGATTTTACCTGAGCGATTATGCAATGAGCCAGCCATTTGCCAGCCTTACAAAATCCGAATTTAATAGGCTCAAGGAATTGCAGGCAGAGGCTAGAGCTGAACTCAAGCGCAAAGAGGATGAGAAAGAGTGGAAATATGATCACACTGTTTATTACGCCGACAACTCCGAGGAAGAGATTTGGATAAACAAGTACGGCGAGACAAAGCAAGTCATGACTGTTGCCCCTCATGGGGATGCTTGCTACTAAGGAGGATTCGATGAGCACGAGCGAGGCTAAACTAAGGGCCCAAAAGAAGTATGACGAGGCCCACAAAGACGATTACAAGTCTTATCACCTAAAATTCAATAAAAAGCAGGATGCAGAGCTTATCTTTAGACTCGATACAGTACCAAACAAGGTTGATTACATAAGAGAGCTTATACACAAAGATATAGAGGGCGACAAATAGTCACCCTCTATTTTTTACAATAGCTGTCTCATTACCCCATCATACAATCTGGGATTGATAACTTGTATTGTCTCCATAAGCTCATTCATTATAGGCCAAATCTCGGCGGCGTTTCGTCCGCTTATCGCCCTGTAAAAGTCGGAATCTCCATAGTCGCCTATGATATCCTCATCCACAGTTTGAAAGATTGTCTGAGGAATAGCCTCTATCTGCTCCGCCTGTTTAGGATATAAATGGTCATAGATGGTATAGTATGCCGCCAGCTTGATGCAGGTATTGGCATTTGGATGCCGCTCTCCCTGACATTCTGCTATGGCATTTTGCAAGTCTTTCTCGCTAATCACATCTGCTCCACTTTCTGAATGAATTTCTTAAACTCCATCTTGGTCCGCTCATCTGGGGCATCATTCATAAGCTCCCTGAGCTCACGTACCATCATTTCCGTACCATCTGCGCTGGAGTATCTGCCCATGGAATCACGCCTCGCATTACTACCACGGCCTCTGCCATTACGTGCATATGATCTGCCACCCTCATAAGAGCCACGGCCACCACGAGCATATGAGCCGCCTCTCATGCTCTGGCCATTCATGCCATCGTCATAAGAGCCATCATACATCATGCTTGAGTATCCATCCTCCTCATATGTCTCAATGATCTTGTCGAGGTTTTTAATGGTGTGGGCAAGTTTATCAATCACCTCAAGGGAGCCAGCATCGAGCTTTTTATCGCCGTATTCCTCAAGCTCATCACAGAGCTTGTCTTTTAATTCATAAATAGCGTCCATCCTTACTCCTTTCTCAAGCTATCCTAGTCACTGTCAGATTTGCATTCTGTACCAATATTGCAGGCGCTGGGTCTGCCGCTGTCGCTCCCTCAGATACATTCTCTACTGAGAGAGTCAGGCAACAGCCTCTTGGTACTGTTATGATTGCGGTTGATGTAACGTTCTCAAAATTCTCCGTTGTCGGAGGGTCTGTCGCTACATCGGCAGGAGTTACGATCGCACGACTTGTCTGTATAGGCTCCCCATTAATACTGAGGGCCACAGCAACCGATCCTGCTACACCATCAGACGGCACAGCAATATTTCCTTTGAATGTCACCTGATACCTTGCAAAACAGCAACTTGGGTTATTTACGACTCCTTTTAGAGTAAGAATGCCTGAGCCCTCTCTGTGGTACACATAGCCTTTGCCACAGGGGATAGAGCCCTGCAATAATACATTTTGATTAGGCTGTACACGCTGAACAGGGTTGTATACATACTCTGCCATAGTCAATCCCTCCTATCAGCCCATGCCGCATCCACAGTTACAACCGCACTGATTCTGATTGCAGGTGAATATAGGTGTGCGGCCATATACAGGAGTGCTTGGTACAGGACAGTTAGAAAGTCTGTTATAAAGCTGGTCAACCTCATTGCTAAAGCCCTGAGCAATAAATGCATTCTGAGCTGTCTGTGATTCTCTGAGGTTTGCCATATTAAGCTCTGTCTGGAGCTCTGTAATTCTGTCATTCTTAGCATCAACCTGCGCTTTTACTCCATCGAGCTCAAGCTGGCAGAGCTTATCAAGGATTGCCTGTGTGCCTTTTGTCTGAGAATCAATGATATCTCTTGTGTTCTGATATGCGGCTGTCCTGTCAGCACAGTTTTCGGTTGCTACTGTGTATTTAAGGTCCGCAATACCTGCTCTATTTTCACAGCAACAATTCTGCAAGCTCATGCCGATATCGTTGAGGCCTGCTGTTACTGCTGTCTGAGCATTAAATGCCTGTTGCATATTAGCGATCTGACGAGCATTAGCGCCCTGTTCAACTCCAGCAAAGCCGTTAGCAAGAGCCATCTGTACGTCTGAGCAACAGTTACAAAGCTGAGTCTGTAAACCTGTCACGCCACTTCTGATCTCTGTTACATTGTCATTGATGAGCTGGTCTCTAAAGCCATTATTGATCTGGTTGCTCTGATTCATCCAAGGGTAAAGGTCATTCCCTCCGAATCCTCCACCAAATCCGTTGCCCCATCCATTGCCTCCTATGAGCAGGAATAAGAGCAGAATCCACCAGCCATCACCGCCAAAACCATTGCCAAATCCTCCGCCATTATTCTGGACAGGATAGCCAGCAGGTCCGACAAGCATGGTTGTGTTCATTCCATCGCCATCTGTTAATGACATATTGTTTACCTCCTATAAATTTTTGTAGGTTAGGGGCCACCCTCTTAGTCGGATGGTCCGTATATCAAGGCTATGCGCACTCGCCTAGATACCAAATAACTGTCTTATCTGATTGGCCTTTTGTACGGCCTGATTGTACTGAGCCTGTGAAATCTTGCCAGAATTAAGCATCTGCTGTATCTGATCCCTTGGATTGCCTGTAAAAGACTTTTTGAAGTTATTAAACTGAGCCACAAAATTATTCTGTGGGCCAAAGCTGTTATACAAATTATTACTCATGCCCCAAGCTCCTTTTTGATCATCTCCGACACCTCTGTTTTAAACTCAGAAAGCTCCTGCTTTGTAACGTAATCACTTGCAACTATTTTGTTTGTTGGATGCGAGTTGGTATCCCTGATCGTGTAATCAATAATTTTCATGCTGGGCATTCCAGAGGCATCAGACGACTTGATATAAATAGTCTGTTGCTCACTATCCCAAAGCGGAATTGTAGTATTAGGGGCAATCAGAAAGCTCTTTGCTCCTGTCTCTCCCTGCACCCATACCATGTTATTATTCTGAGCCTGTTGCTGTTGCATCTGCGGCTGTTGCATTTGAGGCTGATTGTACTGCGGATAATACTGCGGATATGTGGCAGGAAAACCATTATTGAAAGCCATGTTTACTCCTTTCTGTACCAAACATACTGAGGAATTTCTTTGGAGGAATCCCAAGAATCATAGATATTGCCATCAATTACTGTGGCAACGTGTCGCCCAAAGCCAAGAACATATACACCCTTTGGATTGTCTCTGCAAAAATCCTCAGCAGTATAACAATCTGTGCAATCGTCAGGGAGCGACTTACGATAAAAGCCATTTTGCCTCAAAACGGCTCCCCATACACTATTAGAATGAGGCATATCTCCCATACCATAACCAGTCGATGTTACAAGAGCATACGCCTGCTCCCAATCAATGCCCAGAGCCTTAGCAACGGCCCTTATTGAGCAGTCCTCAACTCTGCGACCTGTCGGATTTGGATTGTACTCTTTCCACATTTGCTTTCTCCTTTTCTAACGAGGAAATAAACAGCTCAAGCTCCGCCATGCTCCCCTTATCAAATAACTGATATATTTTGAGAGCACAGACACATGGATAGCCACAATTTATTAGCCTGTTTATGTAGTTTTCTTTTATGGGAGTTGTCATAAGATAATTGTAAAAATAAAAGACCCTCTAAGGAATGTCCTTAAAGGGTCTTTTACATGACATTTATGGGTCTATTTTAGGCATGGCGATAGATGGTCGCCTGAGCCTTATAAACTATTCTTTTTATCTGCTTTACAGATAAATCAAACTCCTCAGCCAGAGGCTCATAACATATGCCATCCAGCATCCTGCGCTTGGCTATGGCTCGGTCTCTTTCTGAGAATATCCACTCATCAATAAGATGGTTGATCTGTGATCGTGACAACTCTTTATTTATCATTTTTTCTTTGCTCCACGTCCAACATTACGTTTTCTGCCTGTACCATGACAGGATGGGCAAGGATGATAACCACTGTTGCCACCTGTTTTCAATCGTCTCGTTTTAGTTATTGTCTGCTTTACTTTCGCCATTTACTGTCATGCTCCCTGTTCCATTAACATAAGCAGGCGAGCTTTCTGTATCGACATCCTGAGTTACAGTAATCACATCATCATACTGTGTCTCTCTGTATACCCAAAAGATATTGGATATCACAAATGCCGCAAACATGATGATTGCAAAAACACGCCATCTGTTGGTGTGCCTTTCCTCTCTGGCCAACTGCTCCTGATGGTCATAGTATGTTACTGTCTCAGGTACTTTTGATTCAATATTATCCATATTTCAACCCTCCGTACCTAGATTATATCATACCTTACCTTTTAAAAGCTCATTTACCTTGGCTTGTACCATCGAATAATTGTATCCAGCATTCATCAAGTTGGCTCTCCTGTCGATACCATTGCCCCACTTGCCATCTATCACTTCTTGCGCTACTACGTCAATTGGTTTTAACTGTTTACCCAAATCAACCACCACTGCAACATGGCTCCCCTCTTTGAGGAGTATGTCGCCCCTCTTTAGCTTGTCTGGTTTGGAAGTATAAAGCGCTGTTGTATATATATCCACCTCTCCTGATGCCTTGAGCATCATCTTGAGATTCCTCGTATGAGCACAATTCCCATTAAGGGTCAGCATACTTTCTGGAATACCTGCGTACATACAGGCAACAGACACTAGAGCGCTACAATCAGTCTCACATGGCTCTTTTACCTTTGCCACGTTATAGCCATATTTCCTAGCCTTAGTCAATAAAGTATTCCTCTGGTTTTGGTCATAGCCAATATAGATATTATCAGCGGCCATCTCCATGAAGTCAGCCACCTTGTTAGCCATTCTTTCGTCCTTGAATCGAATGACACAGCCCCACGGCTTGTTATACCACGGCCTACGGCATACTTCTTTTCCTGTCTGATCTCCAGCCTTGCCATCTTTTATTTTGCCTCTCTCATCAATAGAGGCATGAGCAATTATCACACTCATTTATTGTCTCCACTAACAGCCTTACCATCTACCCACGCCTCACAGAAAGCATAGATTGCGGCAGATGCTACACCACAAACAGTACCAATAACGAGCACTGTCTGATTATCTGTGGTGATACCTGCAATGCTGGTTGCTATTGACGCAAGCATTGCGGCAACACATACCCAAAATTTACGACTCGTCAGTTTCTCGCTCATCTCGGCTCCTCCTTTTGTTTGAGAATATTTCAACCATGGCGCTGGCTATGAGCTCAAATACGCCACCGCCAAGGCCATATTGTACCAACGTTTCAGGAATGCTCCCCATTATCCAATAAGTGATAAACGAAACAATCACAAATAGGACAATATAAACACAGGTTCCAAAAACGATATAATCAATCTTTTTCTTGTCTGACACTCGTTTTCTTTTCATGGCACTATGCCATTAAGAATCATGCCAACTACCACTCCGACAATTCCTGTGATCAGGGATGTCACTACAAGATCCCAGCGCTTTGCTGGTTTCATCTCTAACTCATTGAGTTTGGTGCCCTGCCTTGCCAGCTCTTTAGCCATGGCCTCCATGTTGGTAGCTAATCTCTCCATGTGAATCGAAAGCTGATTAACAATTTGATAGTTGCGCTCCAAGCTATCAATTCTTCCATTCTGTCGCTGGTTTTCCTCATCAATTCTCTTTGTAGCTAGATTGAATTCTTTTTCTGTAATAAATACTGTCTCTGACATTTGACAACTCCTAAAGAAAGAGCCACCACTATAAAAGTGATGGCTCAACTTTCAACTACATAATAATTATATCATAACATTTTGCCTTTCTCATCCTGTTGTGAGCTTTCATGGACTATCCAAGGGCTTAGTTCGCAAAATGTAACCTTTAACGAAATAAGGATTATTCCTCAACAGACTCGATTGGTCTTGACCAATAATCGTTGATAACTACGGACTTACCATCTACACCAAGAATGGTGATTGCGTCAACTGTTGGGTCTTTCTTTGCTGAACCACGCTTTGTATAGAAGTCAGCCTCAAGAGCGTTCATGTTGTCCTTCTTTGATTGGTCTGCTGATTCTGCGCCATTTTTGACCTCTACCCAAACCATGCGAGGTGAAAGTGATATGGTTTCATCCTTTGTGTGATAGCCCTGTGCTATGATTTTGCCTGTCTGTGCAAAGGCTACAAGCAACTCCGCCTTAAAAGCATCGGCTTTCATAGCCGCACCCATCTTTGTGTCGAACTCTGCACTAAGAGCAGTTTCATCCTTGAAAGGCTCTTGGTCTTTTGTGGGATAGAGTGCTACTGACTCCTTGCCGTTTGTATATGTTACTTCTAAAAGTCTTAACATTGTCTACCTCCTTATTGTCCTAATGGAATTAGTGCATGAAAACATAACGTAGTAATCGAATTACCACTCTTTGTATATACGGATATTTCACCTGTATTTTTTACTATTTGTAATACTCCTGTTAAAGAATAAACACTATCAATTAAAACTGGGATGCGTACGTTAGTGGCAGCATTTATTGGTCTAAATCCACTAGGCAACGTTCCTGCATTAATCCATGAACCGCCTGCAATTCCTGTTATTGCGGTATCAAGTCCAGTAATTTCCAACATATTATTGATTTTTCTATACTTGATAATCGCACCAAGAGTCTTAGTTGAATCAAGTGTTGCCCATTCGGCGTTCTCCTTGAAATCTCTTATCAAAGAAGATATTTCAGCATTAGTCATGGCGTAAGGAGTATACTCCGTATGTGGGTCTGAAGCCAAAACCACCATAGGATAGAAAAATACTGCTGTTGAAATGACAGTGCCGTTTTTAACTATCAGCCTCATATCTGTCGATGATAATGAGGATGCATAAATAAAGTCAATATTTTTACCACTGTCAACACCGGGAATATTCAGATAATAAGTGTTTGTACTTGCAGTGTCACATCCACTTTTGAAAATGTAAGATTCATCATTATTTAAATGTAATGAACCTAATTGTCCAAGCTTAAGCGATGCTAAATCTGTAGCAGTACCATTTATGCTTATTTGGGTTATTTGACTATCTGCATTTACAGTACAAGCAAATGTAATACCATATAATGTATATGAATTGCCTGTCCATGTTCCCGCCGTGTTACTTGCTTTAACTTTATTTATGTTCAAATCAAGCAGATTGTGTGCACCATTCTTTGCCCTTGTTATTTCTTCGTTCGTTAAAGTCTGAATCTGTGATGTAAGTGAGCCAGCAATTTCAATGTTGCTACCAATAGCAAATGCATCACCTTGCGTTATGGCGCTTATTACCTTGTAAAGAACACCGCTCCTTACAATTTCATTGCCAACCGCATAATTTGCGCTTGATGTTGCCCCATCCTCTGTTGGCGCAATCAAATCGCTATCAGTTTCAATAACTGATATGATTTCGTCCAAAGTTGTTCTCTTACAATTCCCATTAATTACAATAGGGTCACCACTCTCAATCTCTGCCGTTGCCCTATACAAAAGACCATCTACCATAATAAAGCATCTGTCCTTTGCATAAGCCCTAGTAGCAAAGTTTGTTGTTTCTATTGGGGCAATATTTGTTGAATCGGTTACACCAAATAAGTTGCCTCCAACATTAACTCCACGTACTGAACTCATTTTCTACCTCCTTTATGTTGTGCTTACTACCAATATTCCATCGACAACGCTTGCTCTTGTATTTGGAATATAAAGTATGCCATCTTGTACATAAAAATATTTGAGCGAATTAATCTGTGTTTGGAGATTTACCGCCGCATCCTCGGATATCTGCCCCTGCATCTGGCTGTACCAATTTGTCAGGGCTGTTTCAAATCCATCTTTCCACTCGTCAGAATCACCTTGGAAATCCTCCTGCCACTGCTCCTGCGCCGCCTCTTGCTGTGCAATCCATGTGTTTGCATTCTGCTCAAATCCCTGCTCCCATGTATTGAAATTGGTTTCCTTTTCGTTTTTCCATGCGGCATAATCAGCATTTCTGTCATTTTTCCATGTGGTATACTCATTGCCAGATTCATCCACAAAGTTTGCATAATAGTCGTCAAACTGTATTACAAACTGTGAAAAATCCATTTCGGTTACTGTTCCTGTAATATATCCGCAAACGCTTGAATCTGCTCTTTTATCGGTTATATTTGCCTGAGTGATCGAGCTTACACCTGCGCCAACATAAATCTGGGCTAAAACAAGTTGATAAACGCCCTCATCCTCATCCCAGACAGGAGCTGTTGGCCGTGGTGAATTGCCAGAATATGCCCCTTTTACTACTTTCAAATAAATGATCCTGTCAACATCGTTCCTTTCAACAACGACAGTATCAATTCTCGGATAAACCGAGTGCGCTGATTGCAATGTCAGG